CCCGCCACGTCCCTAGCTCGACGCTCCCAATCTTGCCGCCAGCTTCAGCGTCTTGCCCGCTACCTTAACGATAGACTTCCGATCTGCCGCCGTGAATGGAGCGAGCATTACCGCAAGCTTCATCGCTGCCTTATCGGCAGAAATGGGCTTACGCATCCGCACCGTACCTTTCTTTCCCGCCATTGTGGGAATCACCTCCTTTCTTTTGGATTTACTCTGCCATAATTTCCAATTAGGATCATCTTCAAGCATTTTTCGAGAAAGTTTAATAGATAAAGAGTATTGTTTTGGATTATATTTAAACATTTTTCCTATTAATTTGCTCTAGCAACATCGTTGCTAACTCAGCTTTCATTTCTTTTTCTTCGCGCTTTGAAACCCAACCAGCATTGTTGAGCCTACCATTTTTATTACTCCTATCACTCCCTAACTTTCGAGCAAGCATCTTGATTTCCCTATCAATCATGCGCTTTTTATTTTTCCTCGTATGAAATTTTACGTTAGGCACTTCAAAATCACTTCTTCCCAAAAATTGTAATCCGAATTTGGTAACGCAATATATTTCGGGAGCTTTCCCGAGCTATCCTTACAACGCCAAATTCCCTCCGGTTGAGTTTGAAATGCTCGATATTCGACCATTTTTCCGCCCTGCATTTCCCTCCGGTTATGCATTCTAAATACGAAATCAACGAAGAGCATAACTTCGAGAGCGAGCTTTCCAGGGACCATAGGCGCACCGTAGCGATCTTTCGTATTCTCGTCCTCGTCAATCTCCGAAAGAGCGAGATAAACCTTATGAAGATGCGGAATGTTATTCACTTCCATGAGGAAATTGGTAAAAACCCGTCTTGCATGACCATAATCTTGCATATTTGGAGTTTCAGGAGTGTCCCTCTTACGAGAAACCCTATGAATTATATCATTCATGTAAAGGTTGTAAAGCGTTGGGAATTGGTCAATGACAAGAGTTTTAACTTTATATCCGCCGATAACTATTCCCTCACTGTGATCTTTCCCATCCAGAATCTTCGCCATTTCAATGACTTCTTTTGGAATCTTCGTTGATTGAGTCCCTTTCAGGTCCAGAATTAATTCATTCCATTCCTGCATTGTGTTAATTTCAGCAAAGGGAATTCCTGTCTTAACCAAAGGTAATGGCCGATGTTCGCCACCACCACGAATCAGGGCGAAAAACGGGCTCGGCATATTTTTACAAATGGTCGTTTTACCAATACCGCTATCTCCATAAATGATTATACTACACTCTTCACGGATGAAATCTGAATCAGCAAATTTTATCTCGTATGGCATTTCCGGCTCCACTTTTCCAAAAATTCCTTCCATTTCTCGAATTGCGCTTCACTTATTTTAACTTCTGTGCTTGAGGTATGGTTGTAATGTCTGAAAAAATCCTTCCCTAACTCTAGCACTCCCATTCGGAAAACTTTCCTAATTACCCAATCTACCACAGAAAAAGATCCCTGATATTCCAATACCGAAATTTAATGAATTTAAGTATCCCAAGTTTCAAGAAGTAAAATTTGCGCCATACAAAAAATGGTAGCCATCTCGGTGCGGTTAATTTTGCGTGAATTTCTGCTAACATTTCTAATTCAGACAAGAATTGATCCATTGCCGCCTTCGGATTTGACCAATCAAGCGGCGTTTTAAGACCTTTTATAAGCTCTTTAATCTCATTCACACCACGCTCTATCGCCGTCGTCGTTTTCATGGTAGCTTCTCTTTGACATAGCGGTCGTATCGTCCAGCGAATAGGGCGAGATAGTCGCAGTCTCCGTCATGGGTGGCCAGCGCCGCTTCGTCAAAAATCCACCGTTCCAAATCCGGTGCAGACACAGTAAATCCATGCGTCTCCCGGTACTTCTCAAAGCATTCGTAACCGATCGCGATTAGCACCGCCCATTTGAACGGGTCGCTCCCTTTGTTCGCATGGGCGGCTTTCATGTGTTGGTCAACTGCTCGTTCCATGCATTGAGCCTCTGACTCACCAAATTGTAGGACGAACGACGCCCGAACGCTGGTAGTCATATTTCTTTATCTTTTCCGCATCTACTACAAATGGTAGGAGCGGGGGGAGTCGAACCCCCACGGCTTTCGCCAAAAGATTTTAAATCTTTCATGTCTACCATTCCATCACGCTCCCTTATGGAATTAATTCTTCAGCAATCCTGAAATCCATTTGGATACCTGAATCTAAATCTGTTTTTCCGAGTAGGTATCTTGACACAGAATGGCGCGAATCAAGTAAATAAATGGGTAATTCTTGATTCTCCATTCCATTTTTTCCATCATCGGACATTTCTATAACAACTAACCATCTTTTCATGGATTAATTCCTCTACTCATCATCTGTGGCGGTCCTGCACATAACCCTACCCGTGGACCTTCATATTTAACATATTCAGATTTCAAGTAAAGTTGATTATATTCAGAACTTCTATAAGCTATAACAGTTATAATCATCGCTGCCGTTAAACAAGCTATTCCTGTCATTAAAACCTTCATCACATTCTCGCTCATTTCTCTTCCTCCAAATTTATAACTGGAACTTCCACTACCATGTACTTATTTCTCATTACGTGAGGATCAAACTTTGACTTGCAGGCATCAAAAAATTCACATCTCCCGTAAATCCCAAAGCAAGAATCTTTCGTTGGCGGAAAGTAGTCATGCTCCATCGAGTAGGCAATTTCTTTCAAAAGCTCTTCTGTATCTCTCTTAAACTCAATAATATCATCGCTATTAATTGGGATAAGTAATTCATCACATTCCGGCCCTTTCTCTTTACCTGGTTTCTTAATCACGTCAAGTAAGGTTCCGTATGGTGTTTCACCCGTTAGAATGGATTGAGCTAAAGAATAAGCGATATGTTGATCGCTCATGTATTCCTGATCGAAGTATTGAGCGAGCGTAGTTTTCGTTGTTTTGAATTCCCAATTTACACGATACTTTTCCAAATAAATCGCATCCGCGTCAATCGTTCCTACCGCAAACATTTCTAACTCTTCAAACTGCGCTATAGGTACTTCAAATGACAATTCTGTTGCTAAAACTTTAATACAACCATCCGGATAACGCTTATCAAACTCCTGGCAATAATACGCCACCATTTCTAAAACCATTTGTCTAGAACACTCTGTACACGGCCGCCGGCCACATTCCTTTCCATGAACATTTCCCAGCAGAGACGGAAAAAGACTAATTTCCATCTCCATAGAAGCGAAGGCTGTCTTGAGGGCTAATGCAGGATCACGGTTAACAAGGAAATTCGCCCGGCCGGCATGGGTCGCTGTTCCAATACTGAGAGCAGGGTGCTTAATTAGCGGGACTAAGTTATCTATTACTTGAAGTTTATACTTTCGCTTACACTTTTTATAGGTACGAGCATGGGATTGACGGACTTTTAGGGTTACCATTGGCTTTTTATAGAAATGAGTAGTAATCTTCCAGGAGTTATTACTAAATTTTCAGAAATCCAAATGTGATCCACCGACCAAATTGCAATTTGCGGTTTAATAACGCAATGTTCATTATCTTGAAATAACGAACATCTCCTAATCATTGGAAAGCTATCCATTTTTAATCCCTTATTTTACCAAGGGTAATTATATTCTGTTCCATACATAAAATGGCAGAAAACTGCATCCCAAAATAGTATCTCGGAAGAGGCATTTTCTAATCCTAATTCAGACCGCTCCCAATTTCGCCATTCCGCTGTACGAAACGCTCCATTTTCAGGATTGGGCCGAGTACCCCAGGGAAACCAATTTTTCATTTCATCCTCCCCCTAACAAAATCTTTATTTGCTCCTCCGTCGCCCCTAGCACCTTTGCCGCCTTTACCATCTTCGCAATATCACTATCCATTCTCACACTTTTTACTTTTTTTACTCTTCCGCTTTGCGTTGCCTTTTTAGCTGATTTTTTTTGGGCGATAGCGTCTAGACGCTTTAGTAGGAGCTTTTGGCGACGATCTATCTCACCTTTTATCGTAAGAATTTCACTTGCTAAAAGCATAATCAAATTTTCTCAACTCCATCGTCTAAATCGCTCTCATCTAAATCATCAAATTCCCGATCGTCTTTCTTTGCTTCTTTCATTTCCTCAATTTGCTCAATCGCCCAACTGAATTTATCCCGTAGAGCTTTCGCCGCTTTCAGCGTAAATTTCATTTCCTTTTGCAAGACGGAGATTTGCTCTCCGCTAGGAGCAGCTTCGCTGCCAAGAATTTGTAAAACGATTAAATCGAGATCGAGGGGTTTTACTTTGAAACTTGCCATTAGTCTCTATCCCCTTTTTTCTCTTCACTAGCTTCGTAACGTGCTGCCATATTTTCGTTGAATGCTTCTAGGAGTTTACTCTCGAATTCCATTCTCCATTCCTGCATTTCTCTCTCACGTTCCTCCGGAACTTCCTCATAAAACTTCGTAGCATGTTCGCACTCCCCCAAAACTTCTTCGATACTTTCATAAATTCCTACCGACCTATCAGGGGGCGCAACATTTATTTCTAAATCTGCACCACATTCAGGGCATGGAACATTGTCATGCATTTTCATTCGCTCCCATACAATCTTCGCATTCCATACATCCCGGCGTTTTACTTTCTAACTCCTCAGCTGGACAATCTGGATTAGCGTGGTTCCACAATCCACCGCATTTCTGACAGACGTGACTGTGCCGGAACGCTTCAAGATAGATTCGGAGAGATTGCGCTAATTCCATTTCCTACCGCCGATTTTGTTTTTATTCATCACCTTATCTCCATACGTTCTCGAAAATTTTCCAGAGTACTGTACAAATTCCTACCGCTATTACAGCATCCCAAAGCGATGAACTTGGTTTTGTAAGAGGACCATTAGTCATTTTGTTTAGGACTCCCGTAATACGCTCCTATATCTTCCCGTCTGCGTTTTCCCTCCATAAGCGCAAGGATGTAACGGTCTAACCAACGATTTACTTTCTGTTCCGCCGTTAACTTATGGTGGTAACGGTGTTTTCCATTCTTTTGAGCCTCGAGGAGTTTTTGGACGATTGAGTATTTCATTAGACTATCCTCCCCTTTTTAATGAAGTTTCTGGCGCTTAGGGTCTTGGTGGCTTTCAGCATGGCGTTATTGCTGAGGGGTCCTAGTACCCCAAAACTTGAAGCCGGGTATTTTATATATACAATATAAATATACGCCGCCACCTTAGCGTCTCGCGCCAGAAAACCTTTTACCACTTACTTACATTCCAACGATTGCTCCCCACCCCTATAGGGAAGGAATCCAGAGAAAATCTCACGATCGTTTTCGGCGGACTTACCGGGTTCTTCACTCGAACCTTGTCACTCGTGATGTTCACCTTAATCCTCCCTCGGAGCCTTACTCCCTGTGGGGTAAATTATCGTTTTTGAGTGTTCATGGCAATTCTGAATCATAGTAGCCGTGTGAACGCCGACACGGGCAGCGATGACGGTTTTGCAACTGTGGCAGAAAATGTCAAGAGAATCCATTTTACTTATGCGCTTTCTTGGATTGCCCAGTTTTTGTCCCATGATGCCTTGCGCGGGACTTGAAACGGACCCTTACATGGATTCCGTGGTATCCCGAAGGACAAGTCATGTTGTAGCAGCATTGTCTGACAAACTCTTCTGGAAACTTTGAAAACGCCACAGCATAACGCCTCAGTTGTGCTCTTATTTGCATTAGTGCTTCTCCCCGCAATTCGGGCAAGTACCGTTCGGCCGGCGATGTCCCTGAATCCAGTCGTCACAGACCTTTGCGGGAATTTTACCGCCAGATGTTCCACCGGAATTCAACTCGTCGAGAAACTCCTGGGCACATTCCTTACAATACTCTGTCAAGCAAGCGATAAACTTAGCATGCTTTTCCGGCGATGAGAATATAGCGGCGGAGTGAAGATTGATTAGCATATGCAATTCCCATTCGAGATGCGTTGCAATCTCTTTGGGAATGTCGCTATTCGCCTTGAAGGCAACGCTGAAAACGGGAGTTTTGAATTTGTTAATCACAGCGCGATACTCCCTTTTTTCTCATCCGCCGCATCGCCCGCAGTGAGCATTCCCGCGATTTTCTGCTCAAGCTCTTTGAAGGAAACCGTCTGCGAAGAACCTCCAGTTCCCACAGCAAGGCGGTCCATGAATTCTTTTGCATGAGTCATATCCTTTGGCCCCACGAAAAACACGTCAACTTTGCAATTGAGTGCTTTCGCTGCCGCGATGCTAGCAGCGCCGCCTTGCGAGATATCATCGGGCTCGCCGTCGCTTACCACGATGACGTGTTCAGGATTGAGCTGTTTGCAGAATTTCAGCGCACCCGCGAGATTCGTGCCGCCGGAGGGCTCAGGGATGACATCGCTCCACATAACGTCGCTGTTGAAAACGAGTTGGCGCGGAGCGATACCTTGATTACGAAGCATTGTCACGACGCCACGTAAGGCGTCGATGCGCCGTTCGCCGGGAGAATCTGCCTGTGAGGCCATGCTACCAGACGTATCAAGCACAAGTATGACCTTGTGCTGAATAGCCCGCTTCTCGAGAATCCTGTCAAGCCGTGATTTGACAATCGCAGTTTCTTGGCGTTCAAGCGATTCGTTCATTTCGTTATCCCCGTGGCGCTCGCAAGTAAATTCCATGCGAGTATGAAAGAGTTTATCTGCTCTCCCGGTGTACCACCGCGCCAAATCCTCGCACTTATTTTGTCATACTTATCGAATCGTTTTTCAGCGTAACTCTTCTCGATTTTTCCGGCGGCCGCGAGCGAAACGAAAAGTTGTTCCATCGCTTTCAACGCTGAAACCTTATGTATCGGCTGATCGCTTTCCTTTGCCACGTCGTAAACCGCCTTAGCAAAATTTTGCCTCGCCTTAGTTGACGTGACAACTGCTAGAGACGGAGTTGAGAAGAAAATTTCGTCGGTGGGGCTAATTGAGGAGGCGTCGGTGAGGGAATAAGGTGTGAGAATGTTATGTAGCACCGCTAGTTTAACGTGTAGGCGTTGTTCCTTCGGCGGAAAGTAAACTTCCACGAAGTCACCGATTGAAATATCTGCGAGTATGAAAATCGGATTACGGCCGCCATTCGCCATGAAAGCATTAACCTGCCATGAATGGCGACCACGGCGGCCGGGAATAGATTTTGTGAGGGTAATTTCTGACTTGGCAACCACAGCCGACATACCACGTTCCCGCAACTCTATGAAGATAGCGCGTCGTGCGTCGGTGATGCGCCCGGAAAGGCTCGAGCGAACGTCGGCGGTGGGGCCGGTGGAGACTTGCATTAGCTTGAAAGTTCCTTGATATACAACTGCTCATCGTAGGGTAATTCCTCTTCTGAAAACATGCAATCTATGACATAGTTAACGAATGGATCGTCTGTGAGGAGCGGCCACTTGTTTCCATCGTCAACTGCTATAACAAGTTTTCTTAGTTGCCCCGTTGTGAGAGTGTGAGTCATTATATTCCTTCCTCTTTCACAACGTCTTCCACCACACGGCATTGGCCCTTTTTCGGGGAGTCGTAAATTATCCTCACGTTGCTTTTAACTTCCTTAAGCATATCAAAGGCTATATCGCCGGCTTTCCTATCGAGAACAAAGAGAGTTACTTCCGTGGAAATTGGCTTTACCTGCACGCCAATGGAACGTAGTTCTTTATCAATCTCGAAAACGCGCTTCTCTCGGCTTTCTATTTCCTGGTAAAACTTTCCTAACTCCACTTTCAAGCCATTTCGTTCGCTTTGCAAAGTCTTACGCTGAGCGAGCATAGTGGGAATTATCGGAGTCCCCGATGGCGCCTTAGTTATTTCCTTAATCAGATTTAATCTTTCTTCCAGGGTAAGCGGAGTAACTTCATCAGGATTTTTCATGATTAGCCCTTCAATTGAAAAAAACTATGAGGTTCTGAAGAGCCCGCTTCATGGGTCGAGAGTACCAAAGGGGCTCCTAGGTCGTCAAGCCTTACTTTTCTACCAGATATAGGGGTCGGCTCGGTCAATCGACACCATAGGTTGTGTTAACCTGTCTAGACAGGTCCGGATTGCCAAGGTGACATGGCCGACGGGCTCAATTGCCAGCTTTTATACGGTACTCTCCTAATTTTAACGCTTTTCTTATCTGTTCTTTTCTGTGGGGAGATAAGAATAAGTAAATTGTCATAAGAAATCCCCGGCTTCGCGGCCCAGCTAATTGCCACAAGTAATGCTGATTGTTATTACTCCCTTTATATGGCCCGCCGACGCTGCCTCCGAATAAATCCCTTATTCTATCCAATAGCCATTTTTCTTTTTGGGACATTGCTGTAATTCCTAACTTGTTAGCGTGTCCCTCACCTTCATACACACCAGCGGCCCACGCTATATCACGGACCGTCGGGCTAAGTATTGGATTTAACTCACTTTTTAGCGGCCGCCCAGGGTGGTTCATCCCCACTCCCCTTCCCCTTTTTTGTTAATGATTTCAGTGACTTACAGAATTATAAAAATTACGGTCATTTTATAACCCAAAATCAGCTCTAACTCCTCGTAATCATTGACTAAACTCCCTAAAGTTATAGTTATTGGATTATAACGTTTCTCCCTCGGCCCTCCTGTCTCTCTAATATAATAATTATTATATATAAAATGTAGTATGTCAAGTGCAAAGAAACTTACCAGGGCAGCGAAGCTGAGGGGGAGAAACGTTATAACCATAACCTTATAACTCTCGTCCTAACCCCTTGATTCTACTGACAAAAACAGTCATTTCCGGGTTATAAACCCTCCCATAACGGTTATAACCCAAAAATCTCCAATGAAATCACGCTCTTACAGCCGAGCTCGCCGCCAGGTTTTTCCCCCCCTTACCCTGGGTGCCACGTTGACAATTTTTCCAAAAACGGGGCTCGGAGTTGGCACGAAAAATCTTTTTTCGAGTCTCTGAAAAAAAACTTTGACATCCCTTTCCAATCTGATAAGCTAAGCCTAGGTCGTCAATGACGGCGGCCGAAAAAAGGGAGGAACGAAAATGGCGACGGCGGAGAAAAAGAAGTTCACGTTCGATCCAAAAAAGGCGAAGCGCAATCGCTGTGTCGGTTGGGACCCGAAGGAAAACAAGGGAGTTTACTCCAACTCCCTGACAAACGACGACGGTTCTATCCGTGTCGAGCAAGCGAAGCTTCTTGGCATCGATCCTGCCACGGTGAAACCGATCACTATCGCCGACCTACACAATCGCTACGGCCAGTCAGCGAAAGAGGCGCTGGCGCAGTTCGTCAAGGACAACGACTACGCAACGCCCGATGACGCGGTGTGGGATTTGATCGTCGCATCGGCGATGCAGAACGCTGCGAACGCGAGCGTAGCGGAACACCGGCCCGTCACTGACAAGGCCGTGGAACGCGCGTCGTTCACTCTTCGCGCTGTGCTGAAAGCGCAGGGAAAGAGCGACGCGGAGATCGACCAGCTTCTCTCGGCGTTCGGCAAGTAAACGCAAGCTTGACAAACTACCCCGTTAGTGCAATGCTGATGGGGTAGTCAAATCTCCGCAATGGTGGAGGGAACATGGAAAAGCGGAAGCTCACGCGAGTGGGAGCGATCAAGGAATTTTTCGGTGACGTGCGCCAGGTGGAAAACAAGGAAATCATGGCGCTCCGGGCGAAGGACGAAAACGACGATAGCTACCTGCACACTCTCGGCGACATGGCGCTGGATGCGCTAGGCGCCGATCTCGACACGACGACGAAGTAGTAAGGGAACCCCAGGCGCCCGCCGGCCTGGGGTTTTCTTTTAATTGCACGATTGTCTAGACAATAGGACAATTGCCATGCTACTACAGCTAGTGCTCACCACGCCGCCGGCCACCACCTGTAGTTTGTCTTAATGTCTAGACAAGTGACCATCGCTGTCACAATGCCAATTTCTGTCACAGGGGGGCTCCCCCCGTGCCAAAATGGCACTCGCTTCGCTCGTGTTAGGACTTGCGCAATACCAAATCCAAATTACAATATTTAAACTAAAAATTTTTTATGAAGCGTTGCTAGGAGCAACTATATGGGGAATGGGAGATAGTGGAATGGGGAAGAGTTCAAAGAGAAGATTTGTGCAGGGTATAACTGGAGTTTTTCCACCTAAGGTTATTACCGTTATTACTCCGCCATCCCAAACAGCGGTGGCGTGGGTGAGTATTTCTGCAACTTTTAATGTTCAACATACTTACGCTACCGCAATTTTTACCACTTGCACCCAGTACAGTTCCGCGACTCCTTTTCCAGACGAACCACCACCCAATACCGAATTTGAAGAGTTAGCTGATAAGGCCGAAAAGCTGGAGGCGGAATTGGAGTTGCTAAAGAACGGGTTGGAGTTATCTCGAGATGAGTTGGAAATTATCAAGCTAGTTAGGGATGAGAAGCTGTCGCTTGAGGATTTGAAGATGTTTGAATTTTTGAAGGGGGAGAAGAACGGAAATGGTTGATGAGTGCAAGCACGAAAATTGGGAACCACGAGATTCTTGTAGAATCGGTTTTGCATGGTGCCTTGATTGCCAAGGGGAAATTGGGTTAAATATTTTAGTATGGAACTTTCAAGAAAGGTTTAATAAGTTTATGCACAAGCTTCTTGAAAGTATAAAGTCTTGACATGACATTCGGGTATAAGCACAAAATGGTTTGGACATTCAAGTGCCCACGTTGCGGGCGGATGACTTACAAGGCGTTGCCGACGGATAAGTACGAATGTAAGTTGGATAATGGTGGGTGTGGGTGGAGAGAGGAATGATTATTAAAGTTCCAGGAAGAATTAAAATCGGCAATCTTGTTTATGAGATAAAAGAGTTGGATGAAGATGGACAAGATGAATGGTTTGGGCGTTCCTCAACTTCTAAGCAAACTCTGAAACTTGCCAAAAATTCCTCAGCCGAAAGATTGAGAGATACATTTTGGCATGAAATTATGCACACTCATTTAAATGACGCAGGATATTCAAGTCTCGGAAAAGATGAAGTTTTAATAGATAGTTTGGCAAGGATTATAAATCAAGTTAATGAGCAGCTAGATGTTATCACTGATACTTGACACAGAAACCACAGGGCTTTCACCAGTCCACGACCGAGTCTGCGAGATCGGCGTAGTCTTAACTGACTGGAAAGAAATCTACTGCGCCCTCCGTACCTACATTAACCCCCAAATGGATTTTGAGAATAGCCACAATGGACTTAACAGCTTTATACTCAAAGACGCACCTACGTTTCACGAGATTCTCCCAATATTCTTCATGCTTCTTCTGTACGCTGACGAGTACGTGGCGCATAATTATAAGTTTGATGCGAGGTTCCTCCAAGAAGAACTCAGCCGGGAAGGGCTGCGCCTTCCTTACAGAAGGACTTTCGACACAATGCGCGCTGCAAGAGGTCGCAATTTGCAGGATGCCTGCCGGGCGGCGGGTGTGTCTACGGCGGACTTGAAATTCCACACGGCTCTGGACGACGCAATTGGGTGCTTTCGCCTGGCCGCGAGCCTTCGACCTAGGGGGTTCGAGGGGGTAGATGGCGGGGGGGAGCCCGCTTTGGCCCTCACGCCCAGGTTCAGCTAGCCAATTGCCGGCTTTCGGCCGGAAAGGGGGCTTAAGTGAAAAATCACGAATATAAACTTTGTGGTTGCGTAAGAGCCATTAATGGGCATTGCATGAGTTGTTCTGGTTTTCCAGAGCAGCATACAAGGGAAAGTTTGCTTAATGAGTTTAAGTGGCTAGAAGAGGCAATGCCGGCTCATCGGGGGCTCCCAGCCCTCCGGGCAGCCCTCGACAAGTTAGACCGGGTTCCGGAGGGGGGAGGGTAGAATGAGGTTGATGACAGAAATTAAGAGAGACGTAGAGGGGGATTTTGACAGCGATCGAAGTGATCTTCGCTCCATCGTTGGATTCTCTATCATTGTCATTTTATTCGGTATTTCTCTCTTCACAATTTGGTTATTCAGGATTTTTTTAAAATGAACATCCGCGATCTTGAAATTCTTAACTCCTTCATGGCAGGGAGGAATGTCGGGCAGATTGCAAGGGATTACGATGTAAAGCATCAAGCTATTACCAGAGTCCTCACGAAGCCTGATGTTAAAGCAGCAATGCAAGAGCGGCTAGAAAAACTTGCCGGCCGCGTTGTCGAGTTTAAGGAAAACGCCTTTAACGGCGCAGAGAAGGGACTCAAGAAACTCGTTGAAATGCTGGACGATGGGACAATCACTGACCATAACTTAAAAAGGCTCTTATCGAACGACTTAATCAGGGTTTCAGGGCTTGAGCCCCGGCGGAGGGTTCTCGTTGAGAACAACTCCGTTAACGGGATTGATGAAGATACTCGTGACTGGTTTAGTCAGGTTCTCAAGGAAATTAATGGGAACGTGATTGATGCAGCGCCATAATCATCAGCCAAGCGGTTTCATAAAAAACCACGCCGGTTCTCTGCCGGGCAGTTGCTTTTGCTTTTTGCTAAGAGCGAAGTTGATTTTGACTTTTCCTGCTTTTGACTTTACACGTGACGGCGGATGACAAACGGAACTACAACTTCTCCAGGTTCGTTAGTCGTTGATAATACGAACGAAGAACAACGCCAATTTCTTCGTGCGCGTTGCCGGGGATCGTTGTATTTTCTCTGTAAAGCTGTTCTTGGCTTTAAGGATTTTACTCCGGGCGTTCACTTGAGGGCGTGTAACTTCATTCAGGAACAGGCTCATGTGAGGAAGTTGTTTATGCTTCCTCGTGGTTTCTTCAAGAGCCATTTGGCGACGATAGGGTATCCTGTTTGGCTAGTAATTCAAGAGCCAAATGACCGTTTTCGTGGTTCTGATGAAAGAATTCTTATTGCAAATGCTACGGCGACAAACTCTGAGCATTTCCTGTCGAAGATTAAGGCAATTTTTGAGCGTAATGCTTTATTTCAGTGGTTATTTCCCGAGATAATTCCTGATTTCGCTTCTCGACATATTACCTGGAATATTGGATCGGCGACGTTACCCCGTAAGAACGATTATCCCGAGCCAACTTTTTCGACGATAGGTGTAGGTGGTGCGGTTGTTGGTCGTCACTTTACTCGGATCATTCTTGATGACTTGATTAACGATCAACATGCGGCATCTCCGGAGTTGATGAGGAAGGCGATAGAGTGGTATAAATATACTGAGTCGCTTCTCGAAGTACCGGGACGAGATGAATTGGTCGTGATTGGAACGAGATGGGCGTTTTCCGACCTTTACTCAAGCATCGAAGAGAGTGAAGGTGAGATTTCGGCAACGAATCCGCTTGGTTACGCTCGACACATCCGTTCGGCGCTGGAGGATGACCAACCGATTTTCCCGGAACGATTCAACTTCGCTGAACTCGCTCGACTTCGAGTGAAACTCGGCGATTATATGTTTGCATGTAATCCGAAGGGTGCTCCTATCTTAATGGGCGACTTTCAATCGAAGCCCATTGAAGATGTTCGAGTTGGTGATGAAGTGATTGGGTTTACCGAATCTGGAATTTTAGGCCGCTCAAAGTTAGCTTTGACTCGTGTTGTTCATATCGGGAGTCGAATTGCCCCGGTTGTGAAGGTTACTTTGAGATCGGGTCGGGTTGTTCGATGTACTCCCGACCATCGTTGGTTCACCGGTCGTTGGCCAAGTGAAAAGCATTCAACTTATCTTCCTCCAAAGATAGGTCGAAAGATGATGTTCGTTTGCGATCCACATGTTGATGCTACCGATACTGATGGGAAGTGGTTAGCGGGAATTTATGATGGTGAAGGGTCTTGTACTAGGCATCTTACTATTGCCCAAAAAAGATCATATAATCCCCTTATTTGGGATGAAATAGAGTTTCAATTAAAGGTTCATGGTTACTATTTTAATACAGCCAAAAATGATGAGATGTTTGTTTTTGGCTGCTTATGGGAAGAGCGACGGAGGTTTTTACTCCAAATAAACCCTATTAAAAAGCAGAAAATTATAAATTCACTCCTTTGCGGTCGATGGGTTAAAGAACAGGATGAAGTAATTAAGATTGAAGATGATGGTATCGAGGTTGTTTACTCTTTACAAACTGAAACAGGAAACTATATATGTTGGGGTTATGCTTCTAAAAATTGCCTCTATCTCAACGCCCCTCGCGGTGTTGGAATCAACGACTTCAATCGAGATTGGCTCCGGTATTACCGCTTTGGCGATAAAGGGAAGTTAATTCTTGATGATGGCCGTGTTGTCGATCCTCTCGAAATGGATCGGGTTGCGATTGTTGACATCGCAACGAGTGTTCGACGTGAAGCGGATTATTCTGCTGTTGTCGTTGTTGGTGTTGATGAGTCTCGACGTGTGATGTTGCTTGAAGCATGGCGTGGACGTGTACAAACCCGTCAACTTATTGAGCAAATTTTCAAATTTGCTGCTCGTTGGCGTGTTCGAGCGATTTACTACGAAGATTCTGCTCAACAAAAGTTGATTCAGTATTCTCTCGAAGAGTATAGGAAGGAAACGGGGCAGTATATTCAGGTTTTGCCGGTAAAAGCCGGGAATAAGCAAACAAAAGAGCAACGAATTAGGATGGTGTCACAGTATTTCCAACAGAATATGGTTTTCATTCGTGAAAGCATGACGGATTTTGTAAATGACTATTCTGACTTCCCCCTTGGGAAGCATGATGACTTAATTGACGCTTTTTCTTACTTTCCCCGTTGCGTCAGGTTTAATTATCCCGAAATTGAAGAGGAATTCGTTCCAGAAGAGGATAGAATCGAGGCGGTTCAGCATAGTTTTGATATGGACGTATTTCTTAGGGGTAGAAACCCCGTTAGTGGGTATTAGCTATGAATAGAAGTGAATTAAGTGAGATTAGGCGGGAATATTAATGCCTGGCCCAATTCCTATGGATTGGAAATTACAGATTAAAAACTTCGATCCTAAAGAATGGCTCACCGATTTTAGAAAAGTTGATTTTGAGTTGGTCAAACTTGTTGATGAGCTTGCGAGTTTTATTAAGAAAGGGTATTTAGGTGCTCCGGCGATTGTTCATGTAGCTTACGAGGCATCGGGGCATACGAAAGATAGTCAACATTATGACGGGAAGGCTGTTGATATTGATTTTCGTGGTGTTGCTTTATTCGATCAGTTTATGGCTGCTGAACGATTCCCTTTCACTGGAATTGGTGTATATCCTTTTTGGAAAAACCCGGGATTACATCTTGACATTCGTGATTTAGGGGGAAAGCGTTGTGGAGCGCGGTGGTGGAAGGATGAAGAAGGGATGTATCAAGATTTGAATGATAATCTTTTTAGAATCCTTTTAGGAGATAAAAAGTAATGCCTTATGGCGATATGGAAATGTCTCCTCAATGGTCAAATCAAGATTACATGAGTGCGTATCCCGACGTTGCCTCACGTCAAGCAGCAAATACTGGAACCTCTTCAACTTATGGTGGGTGGCAATCAGGAGGGGTGGATTGGGGTGGAATCCTTAAAGCTATGAGTGCTCTGAATCAGGGCGGTCAGGCTAAAGAAGATTTGCCAAAAACTTTCCAAACTGGTGGCTCTCGTATTATGATGCCACCGATGATGCCTCGTCAGGGTAGTGCTGGAATGGGTAGTGGGATGGGAATGCCAGGGGCGCAGCCGAGTCTTGAAAATTTTATTCATTTAATTCAGATGTTGGGACCAATGATGTATGGAAATCAACAGAGCGTAGGGAGGGGTTATTAATGGCTGGCGGAGCTAAATCAGCATCGCGGAGGCTTCCTCGACAAGTGTTTGTCAAGGCTGCGCACATGATGAAAGAAGGAAAATCCCGTGAGCAGGCAATAGGCGCGGCTGCCGGAATGTACCGTTCAGGGCGTTTAACAGATACAGGAAAATATATCCGGGTTAAGGGAAGGTAATGGCTCGTAAGTTAAAAGAAGAATTTATGGTTGAAGAGGCTTTTTATAAGCCATTTGATCCCGAGAGTGAACCTGTCAAACGGCTTATGGCCTATTTAATTGAAGAGCACCGCATGGCAATTGCGGCGTATGATGAGTATTTTCAAGAGTTAAGGCTACTTCGTCGAGCGATTAAAGCGAAGCCGGCGATTAAGGTGAAAACTTTTCCGTGGCCTGGGGCGTCAAATTTTGTTGCTCCAATTATCAGAATTGCGGGCGATGCTGTAAAGGCTCGCATTGTTAACACACTTCTTGGGCCGCAGCCCTTTTGGATGGTAACTGCTACATCCAGCACTTACACAGCCTACGCGAAACCGTGGGAGAAGTTTCTTGAGTGGGCTAGGAAGAATGATTTAGATTTGCCAAATGTTGTTGAACAAATTTCAGATCAGGTAGTTTATTTCGGTAAGTGTCCTGTTAAGATTCATTGGGTTGAAGTTATTAAGAAGATTTTAACCTACGATACAAAAACTAAGAAACGAGTTTCGCTTATTAAAAAGTTGAAGGATCAACCTTGTGCTACACCAATTCAACTTGAAAATTGGTTGGAACCGTGGGGAATAGAGCCGGCGAATGAAAAGCCGTGGAATTCTCATCGTGTTTTCATGCGAGCCGGAGATATTTTAGAACGGGAGAAGAATGGTTTAGCGAGTAATGGGAAGAAAATTGTAGAGAATTGCTTAAAGGCACTTCCAGAAGATATGCAGGAGTCGGATGCCCTTCGGAAACTTGCTTGGGCTGAGACTCGAGTTATTACTCTTTATGAAACTCATGTTTCCTTTGATATTGATGATGATGGATTTCGTGAAGAATTAACTGCTCTTTGGGATTATGAAAGTGGTTTGCCTATTCGTGTAACTTCTAATTTCTTCTTTCATGGGCAACGGCCAGTTGAGTGCCTTTATTATTATCGGGATAGTGATAATCGTTCTTCTGGCGAAGGGTTAGCGCAGCTTCTTTGGCAGATTCAGGAAGCTATTACCAGCTTTATTAATCAACGCGCTGATAATATTACTATTGCTAACACAAGATTCTGGAAGGGTCGTAAGGGTTCAGGAATTAAGAAGGGTGAACAGATTTGGCCCGGAAAGATGATGCTGCTTGATAATCCTGATAGTGATTTAATTCCTGAAAAGCTCGGTGATGTTTCTCCCTCGTCTTTTACCCACGAATCTTTGCTTAGGGATTATGGTGAGCGACTTAGTGGTATTTCCGATCCCCAATTAGGCCGTGAGTTTGATAATCCTCGTGTTGCAGCGACGACAACTCTTTCTGTTCTTCAAGAAGGAAATCGTCGTTTTGATATGGTTATCCGACTCATGCGAAATGAGTTTTCTAAGATTGGCATTCGCATATCTCAGCTTTATCAACAATTTAAACCTCGTGTTGACTTAAGTGAAATTTTATCTCCTGAAGATGAGATTTATGTCAGAGAAATTCTTTCAATGTCGCCGGAAGAAGTTGAAAAGAATTTCATTATTCAGGTTAATCCTTCTACCGCTTCGAGTAATAAAGAAAGTCAACGTCAGGGACTTCTTGCTCTTCACAACTTGATAACAGGATTTTACGGCCAGGTTCTTAATATAGCTATGCAAGTTATGGTTAATCCACAAATGCCTGACCAGATTAAAGATATGGTTGTTGAGCTTGCAAGGTCGTCTTACAATATTCTCAAAGAAGTTGTTCAATCCTATGATATTTCCAACCCTGATGAATTCCTTGTTGACGTGGCGGCTGCGCTTGACTTTGTAAGACAAGGTGGCTCACCTATGCAAATTCAACAAGATTTTCAACTTGGGATGGAGAGTTTTGCTGGAAGGATTCCTCCACAGGGTCCGACAGTGGAGGTTCTTCAAGAAGTAGTTTCTGAACCTAATCCTAACGCACAATCGGTGGCTATTGCATGAGTGAAGAGAGGAAGCAGTTAATTGACGATTTGGTTAAGAGCGAAGCCTGGAAAATTATAAGAGGGGAGGTTATTGACCCGATTTATCAGAATTTGATAGGCCGTTTTAGGGCTCTTACCCCGGCGAATGCTGCCGATGGGCCAGTCATTGCGGCGCAGGCGAATTTATTGGACAAAATCCTCGATGAGATTGATACTCTAAGAGGGAAAGGGGAGTAACAATGACAACGCCAGAGGAAGAAGCAGCGGCGGCAGCGGCAGCGATTGAGGCGGCTAAGGAAGTTGACAAGCCTTTAAGTAAGCAAGAGTTATTGGAAGAGCTTGAGAAGCGGCTTGAGGTTCGTGATAGGGCAATTCTTGAATCTATGCAAAACATTGCAAATTCTGTTAGGGAAAATAAGCAGGTTGAGCCGAAGAAAGAAGAGCCGACGAAAGAGTTAGACATTACAGCGGATGACTTCTATCGTGATCCTGTCAGAGCGATGAGTGCATTTTATCAGGCTAAGGTAGCTCCTTTAGTCGAGAAGGCTCAAAAGACTAGTGAGCCTGATCCTAACGCAGTTATCGCCAGGATTGAAGTTGAAGAAATGAAACTTCGTGATCGTGTTGGGGTAGAGGCTTTTGCTAAGTATAAACCCTATTATGACAAGGTGAAAGCTCAGGCTGATCCTCGTGTTCTTGCAGAAGCGGCGGGAATTGATGCTGTTTGGCGACTTACTCGATCGTATGCTGATGATATGATTACTCAACAAGATAATGAGCGTTCCGAAAGAACCAGAAAAACTCAGCTTGAGCAAGAAAGAGTTTCTGGCATAATAAAACCCGCGAAGGTCGAGCTTAGTGAGGATGAAAGGACCGTCGCTGAAAGGATGGGAATTTCTCCTGAGCTTTGGAAGCAGTATGACCATGCTGAAGAAATTGAAATTGGTTCTAATAGGAAGGAGAAAAAGTGAATAAGCCATTAATTGACTTAGTTGAAGATTTAGACCAAATTGATCAGTTTCACGTTGTTAATAAGGAAAAAGATGATGATGGAGAAGAGCATTATTACTGTTGGCTAAATAAGAAGCCAGAAAACCTTGAACGCATGAAGGCCATATATGGCTATGAAATCCTTGGGGCAAAGCATAAGGAATCGGCTCTTGTCCCACCAAATGCTGTTGGTGAGCGTGTGAATGGCGATCTTGTTCTTGCTCGTCTAACCCATGCGCGTTATGAGAAGCTTATGGCAATGAAGGAGAGGAAGAACGCTAATCGCATCGCTTCGGCGAATGAAAATTGGAAGGGTATGGCAGAATCGGCTGGACTTAAAGTTGACGACTCGACAAAGCAACTTTCAGAAACTCTAAAGGTGAAATGAGGGGGTGAGTAACTAGATGGCTACGCAGACAGTTAGGGCGATTGAAGTAGCTTTTGAGCCTTTTTACGCATGGGAAAATCTAGAAGCAAATTCTTCAACCTTTAAGATTGGTGCTCTTTTAACTAGAAACGCGAATGGATTAATGGCCGAGGGCGGCGCTGATGTAAACATGATTTACGGCGTTGCTACAAGAGCCGGGCAGAATAATACACCTTCAGGTGGCAGTTACAAGACAGTAAGTTTTACTCCTGTACTTCCAGGTACGATTCTTGAGGGTAATTTAGTTCTTGCGGCTGATGGTAATTTAACTCTCGTTGGCGCTTCTCATGTTGGTTTGCGTTGCGGCGTTATCAAGCGTACTACTGAGTCTGATACTCCGTGGGCGTTTGATGCTGGTGATACTACCGACGTGAGGGTTAAGGTTATTGGGTTGAAGGATGCTTCTGGTGATGTTAATGGACGTGTTTACGCTGTTGTTCTTGCTTCTTACATTGGTTGGGCAGCCTAAAGGAAGGGGGTGAAAACTTAAATGCCTACTCCTACTTCTACAGGTGCTTTTAGCTCGGTATTAGCACCGGGATTACGGAAGATTTACACTGAGGATCTGAAGGATCGTATAACGGAGTATGACAAGATTGCACATATTGTCACTTCTAAGCGAAACTATGAGGATGACTTAGAAGTTGCGTTGCTTGGAACGACTCCTAAGAAGATTCAAGGCGGGCCGACAACCTTTGATAATCCTATCCAGGGTTCTTCGGTGCGTTATACCCATGTTTCCTACGGTCTTGGCTTTAGGGTAACTCGTGAAATGCAAGATGATGATCTTTATGATGTAATGAAAAAGGCATCAAAAGACCTTTCTGCCGCCAATGCTGAAACGGTGGAAACTACGTTTTGGAGTATCTTTAACAATGCTACCGATGCAACGGTGTTTGCGGGATTTGACGGACTTGCATTAGCAAGTACGGCGCATACACTTCTAGGTGGTGGTACTTACGCGAATCGTCCTACAACGGACGTGCAGCTTAGTGTTACTGCCTTGCAAGCTGCTGTTGAGTCGTTTGAAAAGATGGTGAATGGACGGAATCGTAAGATTCTTGCGAAGCCGTGGCGTGTGATTATTCCGGTTGAGCAAAAATGGATTGCTCGGGAAATTCTTGGGTCGGCTTATAAGCCTTATAGCTCTAACAATGAAATTAACTCATTGATAGATGAGGAACTTTCTTTCTTCGTCTGTCACTATGCTACCGATACGAATAATTGGGCGCTTATCGGAAGAAATCACGATTGGAAGTTCTTCTGGAGGAAGCGCCCGGTGTTTGAGAATGGTGATGATTTTGGTACTGGTGACGCAATGTTTAAGACCTTCTTCCGTTGCGTTGCCGGCTTTGGCTCTTGGAGAGAAACGTACTTTACAGCTCCAGCGTAATAACCGCCACCATAAAGGGGGTGAATTGATTGGCTAGAACGGGAGAAGCGCAGGACGGTTACTCCGATTTTGGTGGCGGACCAAGTAAAGCGTGGCTACGAGTAAGGGCACCTTTTAATACTGCTTTAAGGGACGGTACTGGCTTATCGGATAAACCAAGCGGTATCGTTCTTGAGGCAGTTAGCGATGCAGGTGTAGTGACTACTTATTGGATGTGGATTGACTCCAATGGGTTGTTACATACTTCAACTTCTGAGCCAACAAATCAGGACGAAACGACTACGTATTCTGGGCCGAAGAATATTCGGACGGGTACAGTTAGGTTAAATCCTAATACTTTAGGCTCTCGAAGTACCGTAATGATTTCTACTATCATTACTGGTGTTGCGGCTGGTGACTTGATTATCTTGGAGCCGCCGTCTTTTACGACAGGTGTTTCATTAACTGGTTGGACAGTTGAATTGGTAGGTCGAGTTGATAATACCAATGAAGTTAAGTTTAAATTCATCAATATTGATGATAGTGGTGCTGCCGTAACTGTAGGTAACGACGCTTACCGATATTTCTGGTACGACTTTACATAGGTGGTTGACTTACTCGGTGGTGGAATTATCCACCACCGAGTTAACCTATCTCCGATAGGAGTGATCATGGAGTGGATATTGGCGGCTTTTGCATTTGCAGCGCCGTTAATAGGGTTTTACCCTAACCCGAAAGTTGTAGGGTGGACGACATATCGGGATAGGATAGTTATACTCTTAAGTTTTGTTTTTCTTGGTTGGGCTCTTATCAACACTTTTCCCTTCGGACTTATCTTCGGATTACTCTTACTTCGTTATAAATCGTCTGATAACCTCCATGGAGTTGCACTTTGGGGTTGTGTTGTAGCTCTTTGGTTTATCACTCGCAGCCTTCCTAATAAAGAAATTCTAATAACGTCAATTATCCTTGCGGGTTTAGGGCAAACTTGTTTCGCTTTGGTTGATGCGAGTGTTATGTCTTATAACAAAAGAGTTGGAAAACGCTATGAGCCCACGCAAGGTTCACTTGGAAATAGAATTAACTTAGGGGCTTTTTTAGCAATAATTCTTCCCCTTGTAGCGTCTTGGGATACTTGGTATTTGTTTATCCCGATGTTTATTGGACTCATTTTAAGTACATCGCGTGGTGCTATCTTGGGAGGGATTTTTGGGTCTGTTATTGCCTGGCCCCAGGTTGGTTTTTACTTAATGCCAGTTTTCGCTGTTGTTTGGTGTTTTGTATGGCTTAAATTTGTCGAGTCGGCATTGGCTGATTCATTCAGGGCACGCTTGGCGATAGCAGAATTAGCAATTCGTTATGCGCTAAGGTGGCCTTACTGGTTGGTAGGATATGGTTTTAATAGCTTTAACAAAAAGTCCCTTATTTGGTTTACAATTTATCGTGAAAAGGTTTCATTACATGAGGGTTTTGCCCATGTTCACAACGATTACATTCAAGTCTTTTTTGAATATGGTTTGGTTGGTCTTATTGCATTATCCAGCTTTGCTTATTCGTTGGCTCCTTATATGTCTCTTGGCGATCCTCTTACGGGGTGCGCCGTTTCGATTGCTATAATTTCGTTTATCATGTTCCCAAACCATATTGCTCCTATTGGAGTTACAAATGTCATCTTACTCGCTTTATTGTCTGCGAGATAGTATGAATGTGGTAGTTAGGTGGATGAATAGGGTATTGAAGAAGTATGAACTTCTACGCTTTAGCACGTTAGAACCTGATTTTAAGCGGGAGATTTGGGTGACGTTAACGACGAGCAATGATATGCGTGTTCTTGCAACGGATTTGAAAACTAAGGATGATGCTATCGAGATTTCTAATGCACTTGTACGGGCGGCGCATATTGTTGCTTTGCAAGCTAACTTGAGAATGGTAAAGGAATAAGGGGGTGGGGTTTTGGCAAACGATTTAACTAAAAGACCGTGGTTGGTTGATACTGTTTCATCGACTACACAGATTACGGGAAGAATTAAAGTTAAATCAATTCGATGGGCATCTATCACGAGTGTTGGTGATGAATTGATTATTTTGGACGATGCTGGTACTAAAATATTTCAGTTGACTAATCCGACTGCAAAGAATAGTTTAGATGTGTTTCTTGACGCATGGTGGACGAATGGCTTCCGTGTTTCCACTCTTGGAAGTGGAATTGTCTTTATCGACTATGCTTGAAAGGAGAAACTAATTGGCGACATCTAACGTAACCCTTGGGTTCGTCTCCGGCGCAAAGCTGTTTACAGAAACTGACTTGGAAAGTACAGGTATTTCTGTTCAGGCATCAGCGACGGTTATTTACGAGATAGAAGTTGATAATACGGCGAATGCCGCGCAAGATAACTATGTAAAGTTTTATAACACAGCCGGCGCGGTAACTGTTGGAACTACGGTTCCTGATATGGTTATTGAAGTGAGGCAGGGAGTTAGTAGGTCACTTGTCATTCCAAGTGGCTTATCTTACGAGACTGGATTAGTAGTTGCTTGCGTGACAGCGGGTGGAACGGTTGGTACAACGAATCCTGGTTCTGCGGTTATATGCCGTATTGTCTATACTTAATCTAATGGAAGAACGCCGGAAGATTTCTATTAACGGTTTACCCGGTTGGGCACAAGTTGTAAGTACACTTGGCTTCCCTATTATAGTTGCTATGGTTCTTCTTGGAATGTTTACTGGACACGTCCCGTCGCCTATTACAACAGTAGTTAATATGTTAAATACTCATGTTAGACAAGATAGTGCTCGAACTAGAATTATTAGGATAATGTGTCGACATCAAGCAATGGCTTTGAATCAGAAAGCGGATGAGTGTGATGTTAAGGAAAATGAGAATTGATAGTTGAATGGGTATTTCTTTTAACAATTTTTATGTCTCCTAATGGAGAATACGGAGGGGATATTGAATTGGAAGGAAGAGCTAAAACGGAACATGGCTGCGGGTTAATGCAATCGGCAGCGAGGAAGCAACTTGCTCAGTATCTTGTTCAACATAGTATGACTAAATGTAAGTTAAGGGAGAAAAAGGTTAGCTATGAGAATTAAGATTTTAGTTGCTGCTTTGTTAGCGTCGGGATGCGGTACTGTGAGTATGGCTGGTATGTCTCCTGAGCAGCTTAGGGAAATGGTAAAAGTTAAAGATGCGAATAGCGGTTGCATTGTTTTGAATACCCCTTATGGTCGCGCTGTGAGTGTGTGGGCGAATACTGATAAGGGTGTTAATGGAAGAATTGCTATTAAGGGTGATACCTGCGATACCATGTTGGAAGGATTAACTAAGGATAAGTAATGGCACGTTTACCTACCAATTTTTCCGATCAAAATACATGGGGAACTGTTCTTAATCAGTTTCTTCAGGTAGCTCATAATTCTGATGGGACACTTAAAATTAGTGGCGGTTTTAGTGGTTTAACTGCTGGTGATCTCCTTTATGCGACAGGTGCATCTGTTGTAGCTGGTCTTGGTATTGGTTCTGCAAATGCTGTTTTACGCTCTAACGGTTCACTTCCCTCTTGGGGAAGTATTGTTTTAACTACAGATGTTACAGGGATTCTTCCGGCTGCCAATGGTGGAACTGGATTTGCGTCTTATACTGTGGGTGATTTGTTATATGCAAGTGCAACAGCAACAATTTCAAAGCTGGTTGGTGTTGCGACTGGAAATGCTCTTATTTCTGGTGGTGTTTCTACTGCCCCATCATGGGGGAAAATTGCTTTAACAACCCATGTTAGTGGAATTTTACCTGTTGCTAATGGTGGAACGGGATTAGACGCTTTAACCGTAAATAGAATACCTTATGGAAATGGAACGTCGGCATTTCAATCGAGTGATAGTCTTAAATTTGATGAGGTAACGCTTACTCTCGCTTCCGGAATTACATTATCTTGGGGTGATGTTACATTAATCCGCGACGCGGCCAACATCCTCGCGCAGAAGCGGGGCACGACACCTCAAACCTTTCGCGTGTACGGAAGCGGGACGGACTATCTTTCGTTACTCCATAACGGTACAAACGCGACCGTCAGCACCACGCTCGGGCAACTGCTTCTTTATTCTCAAGCAGGGAACAACATCGGTTTTGGTGACGTCACGAACGGGGTCGGGTGGGCGTTGTCTCCGCAAGGCGCCTTCACGCCTGCGGATGATAACAACGCCAACAAAACGCTTGGAGGCACCTCGAATAGGGTGTCGTCGCTGTATCTTGGGACCGCTGCACACCTGTCGAGCGCCGCCAACGGTGCAGCGATGGGCTGGAAACGGGTAACTACAACAGTAGATGCAGTTAATTTAGCTTCGGCAATTACAGCTTCTAGTTTAATCCCTGCTGGTTCTGTGGTGTGGCACGTCGTTTCTAGAGTTACAACGGCTTTTAATGGCACATTATCTTCAATTTCAATCGGAGATCAAACCTCAACAGCTTTATTTGCGAATCTCACGGCATTAACATCTGGAACAACTACTGACTTGAAAAATCATTTTGACAAATTTAAGCCAACACTTTATGTTGGTGCGACAGATATTATTGTAACTGCCAATGGCGGTGGTGGTTTTGGAACTACTGGAACTATTCGTCTTACAACATTTTATTATGACTCAACTGCACCTACTAGTTAACGAGGATATAAATAGTGCCTAAAGTATTTACTAGAACCTATTTTGATTTGACTTTAGCTGATATAAACTCAATTACATTTACTAGAAGTGGGACTAGTTGGGTTATAGTTGTTAATGGAGGTGTTCGCGCTAATGATGGACAGGGTTATACAGCTATTTTAACTAAAGATATAACTACCGGCCAAAAGGCTCAAATTGAGAATTTTATTTCAACTCACGCTTTACCGCTTTTAAATACTCAGGAGAAATTACAGTAGTTTAAAATGGAGGGATGAAATGGGCCAGGCAATAACTAAACTTTTTGCTTCTGGCAAGGCTGTTAACTTCGATTTTGATGTTATTGAATTGCATATTTCTCCTGGTGATAAACTTGTTTTATCACGAGATGCTGACGGCATTTGTCCTGAAAAGGTTAATACAAGAGCTACTACTGCATTAATTATGTCTATCATTCAAGCGTCATTTCCTTCTGGAATGAATAGGAGGGATGGTAGAATTTGGCAAGCTTGGCTTGAAATTCTTGGGGAAGATATATTCAAGTGTGATATTCCTTTTAGTCAAGTTGAATGGCTAGCGCGTTACGTTGATGATGAAGAGGTAAAAATTCCTTTTGGAATGGCTCAATGGCGTGAGGCGCTTTCAAGGTATCTTAATAAACTTATGAAGGAATCAATGAAGGAAGATGGCTAATACCAACGAAACTAATTATTATGGTGTTGGCGTTTATGGCGGAGCCACTTACGGCGGTGAGGAACAGTTTGATCTTGAACAAACTGCACGCTCAAAACGCTATCGTGAGCAATGGGAAGAATGCTCCCGCTGTGGATTCACTTATCCTTTATCGCAACTCCGACGTCAGCAGGGTGATGGTGGTAGTGTCGTTGTATGTGTCTCTCATTGCCTTGATGAACCATCAAGAGAGGATTTACGGCCAAATGAGTATCCTACGGAAGCGCCTTTGTCGTTTGTTGACGATGGCGGACCAAGTACCTAATGGCTAGGCAAACATGGGCTGAAATTAAAGCTGAAGCTACTATAGAGTTACGCACTCGTACTGACATTTCTTCCAGAGTTGAAGGATGGCTCCGACAGGCTTTTCTTGAGGTTGCGTATGGCTTTCGATTCTATGAACTTGAAAGCACGAAAACATTTACGCTTTCAGTCAATGCAAGTGAAATCTCGTTCACAACAATGGGGCTTACCAACCTCAAACACGTCTTATCCCTTAAAGACACGACGAATAACCGAAAAGTTATTCCTTCTAGCTTCCGTTTTATTGATAAGCGCAATACTGGCACTGGTTCTCCTACACATTATTGCAGATTTGGAAATAGTTTATTGTTTGATTCAGCACCTTCTTCCTCCGGAGTGGAGTATAGATTGCGGTATAGGAAACAGGTTACTGAACCGAATTTTTCCTCTACTTCTGCCTATCCTGACACTCCGGATGAGTGGGATGAAGTGATTAGGATGAAAGCGTTAGTAAGGGGTTCTCACTCGTTGTATGAATATGAAGTTTCTGACTTATGGGAAGCGAAAGTAAATAGATTAATCGCAGCAATTCCGATTGACGAAACCGTAGAATCGGAGGATCAAGACTTTGGAATTACACCGAGGATATAGATGGCACTCCCAAATTCGATAAACCCAAGCACTCCGACGGGTTCTTCAGCAAGAAGTCTTGGCGACGATCAACTTCGCGCGTTAAAGCAAGCGATTATCGACATATTTGGTTTACCACCTGTTGATTCCATTACCAGCGCTTGTATTTCAGTTAATACATCAGGTACAATTACAGCTATGAGTCTCTCTGTTGCATTAGCTTCAACGATTGCACTTGAAGCAGGAGTTTGGACTGAAGTTACAGGATCACGAGCGATTGCTAGTGTTTATCAAAATACAAGTGGTAGAAAAAGACGTGCATCTGGGGCAATTCTTGGAGCGGCAGCCGATGAAGCTGGGGTTCTATTTTGGGCAAGCTCCGTTAACCCACCAGGGTTTGAACTTTCAGGGACGGCTATTAATACAGTTTCTGGCGCCGGTATATCTCATCAAATAGCATTTTATGGGGAGGTTCCAAATAATTGGTATTACAAGATTACTAGGGTGATTGGAACAGAGACTCTTTATAAATGGTTTGAATTAGATGAATAAGGCTGAAAATGGCTGATAGACTTCTTGGTGGCTTGTTTCTTAATCAATTCAAGCCACGCTTAAGTGCGAAATCGCGTGAATTTTTAAAAGATCGTAGGGTTAGGATAAGACCGGCTGACAAGGGTTTAAAGGTTGACGTGACAGGTGAGCTTATTCCACCTGAATATTCACCAGCTATGCGTGATATTCTTTTTTATAAAAATGAAATCCGTAAAGCTTATGGCGGAACACAGCTTGGAGCGACTTTTGATGAGGAACTTGTTTGGGTTGGAATTTGGAAAAAAAGCGATGGGCTTATAATTCCGATTGCTATAACTAGTAAGAACCTTCTTTATTATAGAAATAACATTTGGAATATTGTCCCACCGGAAGATGGTCTTGATGGAACAGCTAAAGATTTGGTTAGTGTTTCAATTATGGACGATACTTTCTTCTTTACTTGTAGACAATATTCGTTAAGAGCTTGGACGGGAGATACTTCTGCTTTACATTATGAAGTCACAGCTGGCGTCGCCGCGAAAGGTTTGGATACGATTAATAATCGCTTGGTTCTTGCCCATACGATTGAAAAAGGCGAAGATTTAGCTCAAACTATTCGTTGGACACAAAATGGACTTGTTAACTTCACTGGAACAGGGTCTGGAAATAGGGATTTAGCCGATCGTGATGACGCTATCCAGAATATAAAAAAACTTGGCCCTTTCCGTGGACTTATTTATAAATCAGAAAGCATTGTTGATATTCGCGCTACAGGAGATGTATTTAATCCATTCGACACAACGGAGCTTGTTGGTCAACTTGGGCTTCTTTTATCTCACTCACTCGCAGAATGGCGCGGTGGTCACTTCTTTACTGGGAATGATGAAAATATTTATTATTTTGACGGCTCTAAATTTGATCCTATTGGTAACGATGTCAAAGAAGAAATTTTCGCAAATCTTAATCCCAATGGGCATGACCGCGCTATTGGCACATTTGATCTTATTACTCGCGAATATATTTTAGCAATTCCTACAGGAACCTCTTCGGCTTCAACTGCGCCATCACTTTATTACGCCTATGATGTAGTTAGAAGGCGTTGGCGTTCAGGGCAGTACCCTAACATAACTTGCTTCGGACAATACAAAACTGTTCAAGGAATATCTTGGGATGAAGATGTTGGAAGTTGGAATGAAGCAATAGATACATGGAATGATGAGACAGGAATATTTTCTCGTTTACAAACTATTGTTGGGACATCAACAAAGAAAACCTTTTTACTCGATTCAAGCTCAACAATTTTCGACGGAAATCAACTTCAATTTAGTTGGGAAAGTTTTGATGCGGTTGGAGAAAATGATGGAGATGAGATAACACTTCTTGAGGTTATAGTAGGATATATCGTTGAAGGAACGGCAACATTGTCTCTTAGCACCAGTATAGATAGAGGTAATTCATTCAGTACCGCTTTACCTATCTCTTTGGGTGGAACCACATTAACTACTGGTGATATTCAATACGCTCACGGCTTTCCCTTAGTAACAGGAGATAACATTCGTATTCGCTTACAAAATTCAACTTCAGGTGAGAAATTTAGGATTATTAGCGTAACTTTACGATTCAGTGGCACTCATTCTTCTCGTGTTGAGAATGTTAAGTGAAGATTACTTTACCCCTTGAGATACCAGATTCCTTGGAAGATTTGAGAAACTATATTAAGATACTATCTGATGAAATCCGTAGATTATGTAGTAATGGGATAGGATTACAAGAAAATTGCAAAGTTTCTTCCGTAACGGTTTCTAGCACTGTAGCTAATGGCGATATTGTTGTTAGTCACGGCTTAGGGAAAAAGCCTTTTACCTACATAGCGAATACCAACAATGGGGGTATAGTTTATGACTCTCGCAGAGACGAATGGAATGCAGACAGAATCTTTATTAGATCAACTCTCGGAGGAGCCACTATCAACATCACACTTTTTGGATGAGAAGCCGCTTTTCTTTGCTGATGGAAAGCCGGCTTATCCATTCAAGATGACGATGGAGAATGTTCAAAAAGCTGGAAACTTCCTCAAGACATTTTCTTTGGCAACGACTTGGCAAATGGATGACCAAGAAATCTTGGAATTTTTATTTGCTCCAGATACAATTATCATAGAAATTGATAATTCGTTAATTATGTTTGAAAACTTAGTTCCTAATTTTAAGGCTCATGTGGGCTTCGTATTTTGGGATAGAAAAATCGCCGGCCGAGATCAACTTGTTCACGATACTTTTCAGTATGGTATGATAACTTTTGGGCTAAAACGCCTTTATGCGCGGGTTCCTGCTAGGAATAAGGTAATGTGGCGGATGCTTGAGCGGCTTGGTTTCCAACGTGAGGGGACATTACGGAATGATTTTATCTTGCCGAAGGGTGATACCTGTGATATGCTTGTTTATGGAATCCTCCGGAGCGAGTTACTAAAGGAGACGGCGAATGTCCCTTGAACGAAAAATAAAATTCAAGCAACCACCGATGCCACAGACGCAGACCATTGCGCCGCTGACACCGGATATTGCGCCTAACGTCAATCGTATTGCTAAAGAATATGGGACATTTTTATCGTCCAAGCTAGGTCAACCTTCATTAAGTTTTGCCGATTACCTTAAAGGAGTTGATTTATCTAGTTTATCAACTAGTTTAGGGGCTTCTCCAGAATTAACTGAAGCTACCAGTATGTTCCGTAAGCCAGTTGATGTTACGGGACCTACAGACACTTCTTCAATTTACAGAACCGCCCTTGAACAAGGGAATAGGAATTTTCAACAATACGCGCTGCCACAAATTCTGGAATCTTTTGGCCGCCGTGGGGCTCGTTATGGTTCTGACGTGGCTGGTGCTGGCGCTCGTTCTTACGGCGATTTGATGGCGAATATTCTTGCGAAAAGTGCGGAAGCGGAGGTTGGCGCAAAAGAGGCTTATGCAGGAAGAAGGATGACGGGTGAACAGATTAGAACGCAGCGGGCTGCCGGATTAGGAAATATTGGACAGATTATTCAAGCGATCCTTGAAGCGAATATGGGTAGAGCAAGACAGGATTACCAACTCCGTTCCCCCGAGAATTACATGCAATCGGCTCAATCTTTCTTGGGGACACAACCGATATTCCCACAAACTCTTGTTGGTCCTTCAGCGATAGGGCAGGAAAAGCCAAATGCTTGGGATTACGTTAATCAAGTCCTCAAGACTGGACAGGGTATTGCTAGTGTTGCTGGTGCTTTTGCTAAAGGTGGAGCGGGTGCATAATGCCTTATAATCAAGGAAACTTTTTAGTTTCTGGTGGCTCTTCTGTTCTTCCATTTCGAGCGCCGGAAAATGTAGCTCCCGAATTTGGCAAATCAGTAGCTGATTTTATAAACCAATTCAAAGCTCGCGATCTCGAAAAATTCAAAATGATTCTTGAAGGTGTTAACCAAGGATTACTCGATCCAAATACGGCTCTTACAGGTGGTGAGGGAGCACAACTTTTCGAGAAATTCTTTGGCTCGAAACCGCCAGAGGCGCCTCGTGATGTTACCGAAACGGAGCGTTATGGAATCCCTCAAGAGGTATCACCGGAGTATAGCGCCGCAACTGGCGAAGCTGCACCACCGACACAACTTGCAGAACGGCAGGTTACGAAACGAGTTGGAGGATTTCAGCCGCAGACATTAGCACAATTACAACGCCATGTCATCAGCGAAGCCGCTGCCGGCCGTGTTCCTAACGAGCAAATTGTTGCCCTTTCAGGACTTGTTAAGAGCAGGGCTCAGGAAGATTTGTTTAACCCCGCTTTTCAAGAGCGCCTTTTGAAGATGAAGGGTGATAGGGAAGCAGCTAAGTTATTTAGAGATTATCGCGTAAAGTATCCTTCATCCGTTTCTGATTCTGATATTTGGCAACTGGTTGAGGCAACCTCCACTGGTAAGAAACCATTAGAGTCTTTAACTGGAAAAGCGAGTTTACAAGAGCAAAAACAAATTGATATAAAACAATACAAATATGCCGAACTTGCACAACGAGAAAAAATTGCCAGTAATCTTCTTGCTCAAAAAGATCGTAAACTAGATCAGGAACAAGAACAATTTGTTAATAAAGTTCGCGCCGATAAAGCTGTTTCTATCGCTAAAATTATCGGCCCCGAAAACTTCCCTCTTGCTCAACAAATAGCCGACCAACTCTTAGCTGGAGAGGATGTATCTGGACTTCCGCCCGAAGTGGTTTCTAGAATTAAAGTGGGTGAGTCTAGAAAAGATCGGGAACTTAATCTTCGAGCGTTGTCTATTCAAGCAACGAATGACTATCGTAAAGCGGTTGTTGAGGGACGACAGAATGATTACGAAAGCAAGATAGAACATTGGAACAATGTTTTACAATATCAATACGATCAAATTGGGGATAAAGCTCAAAAGGATTACCTCCGGAATGTATTGAAAATGGGACTAGACAAGATGAAACTTCCCGCTACACATAAGGAAGGTCTTGCTATTCTCCAAAAAGCCAGCGACCAACTTGGTTTCCAACCTGATGAACCAATCGGATTTCAAGGTTTTCTTGAATTTGCTGGGCAACTTGTTGGTACACCTGGACTTGGGAAAGGAATTCTTGTACCCCCTTCCGCAGCTCCTGAAAGCCCAAGAACTGAAGCCCCAAAACAACAGCCAAAACCAAAACCGCAATTAGGTGGAAAACCGACTTCGGCAGCGCCAAAAACAGCAAAAGAACTTGAACAACTCATAATGGGGCGCTAAGTGGAACCACAAGAAATCATAAGACACGTTTACGGACTTCCACAGGAAGAACGATATTCTTTCATGTCGAGAAATCCTGATATCATGAAAACTATTCAGGGATTTCTTGAGCAAACAAGTGAATATAATGGGTTACCTGAAAATGAAAAGGTTGTCGCAAAGCAGAATTTAGGATTTCCTTCAGTATCTCCTGAAGAAACGATGGTGGCAAAACCGGCGATTAATCCAGTATCGCTTCCTAACTTAGCAGAGACTGAACAGCGTCATGCTCAGGAACTTGCAGCAAGACCGAGGATGGGAACTACTGCGCTTGTTGGTCCAGCCGTTGATTTGTATTATAACTATTACAAGAATTTAATAAATGAAAATATAAGGCCGGCATTCAATCTCCCTCCCGAATCTGTTTTAGAGACTCCCTTCGGTAATTTACCAGTTGGAAAAACTCCACAATTTGCTCGTGGAGTCTTTCGTGGATTACCGGGTGGAGGAGCGATAGTTTCGCCCGGCGAAAAGCCACAACTGGCTCCGGATTTCTTTTCTGCTGAAAATGCGGGAATGATGGCAACGGATATTCTCATTACGCTTCCTATATTTCAGTTAAAGGCTCTTCAGGCAGGAGCGCAAATCCCGCAAGCAGCTACAGCTTTATTTCAATATTTTGTCAGGTATCCTGCTATTGCTCGCGCTGTGACCAACGCTTCCCTTCAAGGTGGAGCGATAGCGGCTTATCAAACTTTTTCTCACAGATTAGCCGATAGCATACAAAAAGGTCATATAAGTGTTGATGGATTAGCTACAGAATTTGGTGGAGAATTTGCAAAAATATCTGGTGTTCTCTTGGGATTTCACGGATTTCACCAAATTGGTAAAGCTGGTTGGGATGCGTTACATCCGATTTCTAAAAGGGCAATGATTAAGTCAATTAATGAATCTACTGGCCCAATGGGTCGGCAAACTCGTTATCAACTTGAAGAATCTATCGCGCAAGATATTGGTGAAGCTACGACGGTTGGTTATATTCGCCCGCCTGTATCGTTAATCCCTGCAACTTCGGGTCGAGAATTCGGGAAGCCCCCTGTCGTCACCCCTCCGACGACGCCTTTTTCACCTCCTGAACCACCTCCACCCCCCGCTTTTGGTACACTCACAACAGAACCAGCAAGTGAAACAACTGAGTTGCTTACAGCGGGACAAAGAGCAATTTCTAGAGAAGTTAATCCTGTGTTACAAGCTGCTGCGAATGCTCCGAATCAGCCGCCGATACCTGGATTCCTCCAATCAGCGGAGCAGATTCTTAATAGGTATCCAAGAGCTAAAGCTACTGTTGATAATGTTCTTGGGCCGATGAATATTACTATAGCTCCTGGCGGAGCCGTTTCAGCGATAGTTCCTGAAACGGCTGTTAAAGCGTCGTTCATAGAAGAAGCGGATTCAATCGTTGGTGATCTTGTTTATGCAAGCGGTAAAGTCGTTAAAGTGCTTGAAAAGTTTCCAACTGGAATTCGCGTAGGTCCAATGGAAGGTAGTGGTAGTTACTTTGTTCCCTTTGCGAAAGTTACAGGAAAATTAGAATCTAAGTTTGGTATAGGCGAAGAAGTATTTAAAAGTAATGGTGAAAAGGTTGTTGTTGAAGGAATTATTAATAATAATACTGTTCGCGTTATTGATTCTAAAGGAACGAAGTATGCTATACCAATAAACAAGTTAACAACCCAAGCCGAGCAGCTTTCAGTTGATGAAACAGCAGAACGTATCGCTAATGGGTTAGATACTCCGGCTCCGAGTGGTGGAAGTGTTTGGGAATTACTTAAAGACGAGGGCGGATTTTGGTATCCATTCGGCGGCGGCCGGACACGGGTTCCGCCTGCCAATAGAATAGATGTCCAACTAACGACGCAACCTGATGGTAAGGATTTTGGTGGCTATCGTTATGTTTTCGACGCTGCAATAACTTACGGAATGAAAAACAAGAAAGAATATGATGTTGCAGCTAAATTAATATTTGACGCAAAAACTACTGCTGCTGTTTCTGAATATGAGTCTCAGCAAATGGTTCGGGGATTTAGGAAATTAGTTGGAGCTTCTGAAGAGACTAGCCAAAAACTCACTCGTGCCTTAGTAGGGGTTCCTTCAAAAACTGATAAGTATACTAAACAGGAAGTTGCTGTTATTTCCGATATTCAGCAATGGTCCAAAAAAGAAGTTATTCCCCTTGTTAATAAACATAGAGCATCTATTGGAGAACCCCCTGTACCTCCTGATTATAACTATGTTCTTAATTTAGTCCCTGAAATTGTTCTTTCGGCGGGTAAACAGGGCCACGGTTTTGCGAGTATGATTGGCGGAATGATTAAGACAAATGGAGTTAATAATCTTGTCAACATTCCATTTGGAACTAATCCAGTTAAACTTGAAGTGAATGCGAATGTTTGGGAGGTTCTTGATGGCCTTTCAAAATATGTGACTAAGGAAAAATCTTGGCGAAATTACTTAGCATACGGTGAGATTCTTAAAAATGCTGAAACTTCACCTTCCAATAAAAAGTTTATCCAGTGGCATCTTGATAGCGTTTCGGGTAAGCAAATTTCTCCTGATATGGCTGATTTTTCTCATACCGCATCTAAAATTGATAATATTATTGCAAAATCATTTCCAAGTAGTACGGCGAAATTTGTAACTTCAACTGGTCAGGAAATCGTTATTCAGGTTCCGAAAGTTAGTATAGCTGATAAATCGCTAAATAGTTTTGTTACTTCAACGAAGAGGATGAATTACGCAGCTATGATCGGAGCTAATCTCCGAACGATGCTTCTTAATACAACACAGCCAATTACAGACGGATTAGCTAGAATTCCCGCAAGTCCTATCGCAGCCGGCTTTGACTTAATGCTTGGTTACGCTAAAGGAATGGGAACACTCACCGAAGTTCTTTTTTCTCCAAAAGCTTTGAAACATTATCGTGATTTAGGTGTTGTTCACGATATGGAAGAGCTTTTCACACCTAACCTTACTAGAGTCAATGCCGGAAATTGGAAAGCTGCTCTTTACGGGATGGAGTGGTTATACGATAAAGTTTACAGTGCGAGCTTCCTCGGTATGCGCGCCGCCGAAATTTTGAATCGGGTTACGGTTTATGAGGCTCATCAACAAGCAATTCGTCGGGCAGCCAAGAATTTCAATCCAGCAACTCTAAATGATCCTGATTTTGTTGTTGCTCTTAAAAGAGCATCAACCTACACAACAAATATTACAAATTTTCTTTATGGCGAGGGTTTTAGGTCGCCCGTTCATACAGGAGTTGTTGGTGGATTAACAAGAGGTGGAATTGTAGGAAGAATAGCAAGTCCTCTAGGTGAAGCTGTTATGCAGTTTAATACATTTTCTATAAAACACATGGGAGCGATGGGACTCCTTTTAAGGCAGGGTCCTAAAGTTGGGGACCATATCAATTTTGCTCATCGTATGGCAGCGCAAGGAGCACCACAGGAGTTTGGGAAATTCATTGAGGCGTTACATCCTCAAGAACGATACGCCTTTCTAAAGGCTCTTGTTTATCAGCAATCAATCGCCTCTTTCCTTGCTGGTGCAACCGGGCTCACAAGCCTCGCTTACCAATTAAGCCCCCCTGGGCTTATTGGATTAAATCCCTATACCCCACTTCTCCAATCTTACGTTACCATGCTTAAAGACCTAACCCAACTTGATTATCAAAGCATGGCTAAAAACTTAGCAAAGAATTACCTCCCAGGAATGAATGCTGTTCAACGTTGGGGACGTGGCATGACTCCCTTACAAAGCACCTTAGCAACAAAACGTGATATTCAATCGCCAGAGGCAGGATTTGATTTCGATTCTTTGGTCTTTGGTTGGGGCGAGCCGGGTGGGACGAAGTCTCGTTGATAATCTTGTTAATCTTAGTTAACGATTTCGTTAATCCGAATGCCCATAGCTAATCCATTCGATCCTAATGAGGCGCAGATAAGTGCAGGTCCGCAGGGCAAATCCGTCTACGAACCTAAAGGATTTCCTCCATTAGATTACATTAGCGAATTAATTCATAGCGTCCTCGGCGCGTTAGGTCCTTCATCTCCCGATATTACTGAAACGGCAATGCCGGGGGCGAGTAAAGCTGTTCAGAGTGCATATCGTGATTTTATAAAAAGGCAGGTTAAGCAACCAGTTGAGCTTAGTGAATTACCAAGTGACTTTGCTAAGATGGTTGAAAAGATTATTCGGGGAGGGTGGTTTCACGGGACTGATGTCGGTACTGGTTCCCAAATTCTCAGAAAAGGTTTTGATCCGTCACGGGTTGGGGAAAGATTTAGTCTTCGATTCGGTGAACCATCTGGAGTTAGTTTAACTACCACTCCAACTAAAGCATACTCTTTTGGTGCAGATGTCCTTCGTGTAGCACCAACGATGAAACCGAGCCAAATTCAGCCGGCGTGGGGTGAACAGGTTCAAAAGAAACTTGTTGAGTCTTATATTGATGCTTTAAACAAGACTTCTGTTAAAACTCCTTCAGGTGACGAGTTATTTAATACTGCTCTAAAAATGGAAGATTTTGCGAAGTTGCATAATCTCCCCTTTATGGAAGTTGTTCCAAAGTTATTTGAAATGAATAAGATGCGAAGGTACATTCCAACTGGCCAACAAAGTTTCTTCGCTTCATTTCCAAAATTGGTCGGGGCGAGCAATACAAAAGAATTCAACACCGCTCTTTCAGAGGCTTTAAGGAGTAGAGAAATTGAGGGCTTACTTTATAACCCGAAAAGGTATTTCGAAGGTGAGTTAAGAGTTCTTGATACGAAGAAGGCTATTCCATTGGAATTAATGAGTGTAAGATCAGAAGGTGGCGGCCCTAGAATTGGTTCGCGGTATAGTAGGTCTAAAGCTGATTTGGGTAGGAAATTTGAGGAAGCTATGGGGAGTCAGCCACTCTCTCTTAACGAAACTTATAAGAAAATCCCTCTTGGGGGAAAAGAGGGAGGATTGGTATTACCCGAAATGGAAAATTATCAACCATCAGTTCCTTTTGGACTGAGTAAAGAATTTACCGACACTTTTAGTTTTAAAGAATGGCTAAATACTCATCTCGGATTTTCTGATAACGTCATAAAAACTATGAAACCTGTAGAATTGTCTATTTGGGAGCACAAATTTAATAAGTGGAAAAGTGCCGGAATAATGAAGGATGAAATTTCTAAAGCTAAATTACCGGAATATGATTATAAAAGCTATAATAAAGGATACACAAAGTATGTTGGATTGAGTAACTCTGAAAAGGATGCACTTCTAGAATCTCTTGGGCTTTCTACAAAAATTATTCATAACCCGGATAATTTAAAATTATGGCAAAAAGCAATGACTTTAATAGGCCAAATGGAAGGGGGGTGATAAACAATGCCAGGCAATCAGATGAAAACAAAGAAGGGCCAAGCTACAAAGCCTCCAAAGAAAAAGTCTTACTAAAAGGAGGTGATCGAACCTGATTAGGGAAGGAGGTGATTATTATTTTTTTAATTCCTTCACTAAAGCATCTATCGCGCTATTCCAGCCCATATTATATAACGGCCCTATGATAACTCGTCCCTTTATGTAAAATTCCACCAAGAATTTTAGCAATTCCTTCTTAGCTGAGTTACTCAAATTCAATTTCCGCATTTCAAGTCCTTTCCATGTTCACCAACATGACAGTTAACGCATCTCCAACATCTTATGCAAATCTTTTCGGTTTTTATTACTAATCCACAGCTATCACAAACCGTTTCCGGCGGAGTCACGCTTACCATAATCACCCCGAGATAATTAGCGGTTTTCCATCTTGCGGGTCGATTATCTTGTTTCCTTCCCCTACACCTACACGTCGGCCCTGGACGATTATCCTAAATTCCGCATCATGGGATTTATCCTCTAGCCATTCTGTAGTCAAGATTTCACCTTGTTTTAGCTCACGCACGAGATCGAGGAGAGTGAGGTTGACAAGAACTTTGAGTTGAATTTCTTCTGAATAGTCATCTGCTGAAAACATATCAACAAACATTATTTTCCATTCCTCGCGGTGAAGGGGGCATCGTAAATTATTTTTTCTGGCTTATTATTTAGTCCTAATTTGCTTATCCTTATAACTACCATTGGAGTTAAGCATGGAGGGTGATAACGAACCGAATAAATAGTTGCTTCTTCCTCTGCTATAAATCCGCATGAAGAGCATTTATGAAGTGTTGAATAGAGTTCAGTAAGCAATATCTTTCACCTCTTCTTCTATAACAACCATCACTCCACGTTCATCTACGATAACGTGTTGTCCCCCAACAAAATACTCATCAACATCATGGGCTTGTTTTCGGCTGAAGATAACCCAATCTCCTTGGTTAACTTGAAAGCACCGTTCCCCCACCTTTAACACAACACCCTCACATGATCTTTTCATTGCAGTGTCAGGGACGAAAAGAATATTCTTGTATTTCACCTCGTCTTTGAAAGTTTTGATTAAAACATTATGACCAACGGGGCGGATCATGGTTTCTTTCCTTTCTTCAACCGATATATTTTTGCCGGCCGACCCTTTGTTGTATCCATGTCCACTTCAATTTCCCCACTTTCTTCGAGAGTGTCTATCATTTGTTTCAATTCGTCTTTATTAATTCCATAAGGACTTAATCTCCTAAGTAGATCAGAATGATAGATGAATCCCCCATTATGTTGCATATGACCAAGAATCATTAAACTTTCCCGACCCTTCGGATTAGCCGTGAGAATCCTAGCTAATTCTGGCGCTCCTTCCTCTTGCTTATCAAGAATATCGCTACTTACCTGGAGTAGCTCGGGAGTTATAACTAAATCTTTTCCTTCGCTAAGGGCAAGAATCATTGCTAGTTTTATCTGATGAATCTGCCTCCGTTCAAGTGCTGGTGCGTCGGACTCATTTGCTTCAAGGTGATCCCTAAACTTGTTATACCAATCATCATTCCAATCAAAGCTACTCTTATCTATCGAAAATTCGCCCTTTACAGCTTCGATGTACACAATTTGCTCCCGTAAACTTCGGGCTATGTTCTCATCCGGTAATCCAGGCCACGACAATCTTTTCTTCGTTCTATTCTCAACTACCCAAATTGCCCGAGATAACATCCCACCGCCGGCAATGAGGGAAGAGAGAGCCCCTTGAAGCCATCCCGGCGTTGTCCCACCAAGAAGTGTTAAGTGGAGATTAAGAAGCTCAATAACATTATGAGAAATTGAGCGAGTTGCTCTCCTATCAGGGCAATCCCACCAGTCGATAAGAAACTTCATCACTCCCGCGTTGTAACTTTGGTCGTCAAGAATTGCTACTAATTCCTCAGCACATAAAAAGGCTTGCGCGTCACAAGGGACTTTCGTTGTCTGCCCACCCACAACCTGAACGCGATAGGAAAGATCATGCGGGAGCCTCTCCGTCGTTGTCCTATCAATGAAGTTAACATCTGGAATAATCTTTACAAACTCTTCCGCCGCTTTAATCGGCGCTCCTTTTCGGGCCATGCCAGCAGGAGCAACGAGGATAACATACATATTAGGATAAAGATTTTTCGGCCCAAAATTAACGTAAACGTGTCGTCGTATAACAGCCGATAAAGCTGCGACTCCAGACCAGAATAGAAAAGAATCAGGCGATTCCATAATTCGACCATATCCAAATACAAATTCACCAAGCCAACCTCCTTGCGGGTAAATTGATTTTTCTGCCGGCTGTTGTTTCTCCTTATAAGCTCCGGGTTTTTGACTTTGAAGTTTCAGTTTCTCCCAATGCTCTTTGAGTAAACGAAGTTTCTCTGTGTCTCGACTGATAAGTAGGCGATACCACTCATCACGAGACATTCTAAGCCTACGTTGGAATTCTGTTTCGGCGCGGCCACAGTCTATAAGACTGAGTTTATCGCGCTCTTTGATAAAAAACTGAATTACTTTTAACTGCTCAACTACTTCACTTTCATCCCAACGTATTTGCCCGAGTTTCCGGAAGAGAGGGACAAGGAGATCGGGCATTCATTAGCCTGTTAACGGTTTTTCTTTCCAATCACGTTCCCTAACAATTTCCCAAGCGTTTTCAACGCATCGTTGCAAATCGTACCCTTTCCTTGCACAGTAATCGGCTAAATAAATCATAATATCACCAACCGCATCTCTCGCTTCTATCTCAAGTGTTTCTTGATTTCCCCTAATTCCCTGCGCGATTTTGAGATGAGCATGGCAGAGTTCACCGACTTCTTCGCACACGCCGAGAAGGGGTTTCCAAGTATCTTGATCTCCGAAGTTTTTCTCAGACCATTTGTAAACCTCATCTTGAAATTGCCAAAGGGAAAATGATTTAAGCTCAGACATATTTCTTTAATCCCTCCCAGGAGTAACCAACTTTACATGAAGTTGGAAATACTATTTCCCTACCATTGAGTTTAATCGGCTTTTCCATAACATTTTTACTCAACTCAACATATTTATCAATCTCACTTTCTCTCACCTCTAGGAGCAATTCATCATGTACCTGCAAAGAAATACCATTAGGATCGGGAACAAGACTGTCAAGAGTAACTAAAGCGGGATTAATAACGCCGGCGGCTGATCCCTGGATCGGCGTGTTGTATCCCGATCTAACAATATTTTCCTTCTTTCCAAGAAAGTACCTCACCCGTCCACCAATCGGAATAGTAAGTTTCCTATTTTTCAGCACCTCCACTTCGATTTCTCGTTGAAACTTCCCAATATTAGGGTGCTTTTCAAGCCAATTCCCCTGAACCCGTTTTACCTCCTCAGTTGAAGGAATTGCCATTTTCTTTATCTGGCTTATAGGAAGTTTCTTCTCCCAAATTTCTTTTAAAGCGCGACTACGCATTTGAGCACGGATCGTTCCGGCTGTGCCGCCGTAGATGACACCGCCGTAAACGAAGATTTTTGAGGCATCGCGTTGTTGTTCTGTCACTTTGTTAATCGGAATGCCAAACAAATCACTCGCATTTTGAAGGTGCGGGTCTTTGCCAGATTCAAAGATTTCTATGAGACTTTCATCATTAGTGAGATACGCGAGAATTCGTAACTCAATTTGAGAATAATCTCTTGAAAGAAACTCGAATCCAAATTGGCTAATAAAAAGTTGCTTTGCTCGGCCATCTGGTTGGTTTTGTAAATTTGGATTCCGAGAAGATAATCGGCCGGTTGGGGTAACGTGGAGAAGAAGATTCGTGTGAATTCGGTTATTGTAATCAAGAATAAATTCCTTAAAATAAGTTGAATGTTGCTTTTCAACTTTACGTAGTCTGAGGAACAGAGCTAATAGAATCTCCAAATTCCCACTAACCTGATCCATCAATTGCATCAGTGAATCAAAATCTACAGCTGGAATCTTGCTTTTAGTATAAGAAACAGGTTCCAGCTTCAAATCCTCGAAGAGAAATTTCCGCATCTGTTTACCTGAACCCGGGTTAAACTCACCGCCTAAAATTCTTTTTATGTCACTCTTTGCTTCTTCAATTTCTTGAAGAGTCTCTGCCCTATACTTTGCGAGAAGGGTCGTTTCAATTAAGATACCCCGCTTTTCCATCCTTCTCATGGGTAAAAGCATCGCCATATCTTGATTGAACGTCTCTCTCACTCCATATTCATCTAATTCAAGATCAAGCTCGCTAGCTGAAAGGCCAGTAACCCGGCAATCACGGCAATTATAAGTCCTAAGAGTTGTTTCAGGATGTAAGGCAAAGTTATCTTCCCCCTTAACATCATCTTTGTAATAGGGAGTGTCGGTGTAAATCGAGGAAATAAAATCAAGAGTGTGGGGAACGCCCTTTTCGGCGATTATTGCGTGATGAGCAATCATGGTGTCGAAAGCAAAATTTCTTACTTTGAACCCAACATCTTCAAGGACTTTTATATCATAGTTACCATTTTGCAAAATCTTTTCGATACTTTCATCGCCCAAGATTGAATCTATCAGAACTATAATTTCTAAAAGCTCATCGTCCTTCCAAATTGACACTCCATATTGTCCAAAGAAGGGAACGCATATAGCTCGGTTACATTTCGATAGATAGAATCCAATGCACAATGGCGCGGTGTTCCACCATGATCCTGCGGAGGTTTCGATGTCGACGGCAACCTTACCTTCATCTTGAGCCGCCTTTTTAAGTTCTCGTATATCATCAATAGTTGGGGCAATGTTGAAATTCTCGGCCGGCGGAGAATACTCCGCTGTTTTAGCCTCCTTTATTCCCTTCCCAAAATCGAAAGAGACGAAAGGCCACATTATTATTGCATTTTCGCCTTTGTGAAGCCATGACGGATGAAACGTGGGAATTACCTTCCCAAAAGTTGTATTAAGTATAGAACCACGCCTACGACTGATACCACGCTTACCACTGAGATAGTTAAGACTATACTCGCCCAGGGCGATAATCGCATTAGGTTTCACCAGTTGTAAAGCGGGTTTAAGGTGGCGCTCGGTGCAAAACTTAATTACCTCTTTAGGAATTTTCTTTCCTTTACCAATGGGGGGTTTGCAACGTACTACGTTATCACAATAAGTCTCCTGCCGTAATGCGCCGTTGTCAGAAAGAAATTTGTTGACTTCTTGTCCAGTGTAACCAACGAGGGGAATCCCTTGAATCGCTTCATTTTCCCCTAGGCTCTCTGCGATAACAGCTAATTTAGCATTGGAAGGACCGCTGCCGGTGGCGTAGCCGATGCTAAGGTGCTCCCACGGGCAGCCGTTGCAAGAGGGGGGTTTTTGTTGGTAGTTAGGCATTCTTTATAATTTCTGCCAGCTTTACCAATTCAGGAAATGTTTCTTCCATTTTTTTCGATTCACTTTCAAAGATTAATTCTGCTGTCCCAACTAAGCAAAGAAAACGGTGAGCGGAGATGAATTTTAGTGCATTGTATGTTACGATTTTTAATATTAAATCGACTTTTCCGACTTTTCCGCCATGAAAGAATTCATCTTTTATAAGAAATTCAATGTGAAAGTGATCGCATTCTACGAAAACCTTTATTGCTCGATAATCCCATATATATTCTGTTTTTATCTCAATTTCACAATTTAAGTCTTTTAATAAATCACATAATCCATCAATTATATAAGACTCTCCAAACGTGAAAAAATCAATTGGGGTACTCACGCTCCACCCTTCATCCCTTCCTCCAAGAAAAGATTAGTGGAGTTGAAGTGTGTGATGGACACAAAGTTATTAGCTTAGATGCCATCACCGTTTTCCCCCAAATTTCCCCCTTATTTCTTTTCTCCACTCATTCCAGCACAAATCGCAAATCCCATGACTTACCTGCCACTTCCACAATGGCTGCCATTTAATAATCCCAAGAAATTTCTTTTTACCTCTGTATTTAATATGCCAACTGCACATTCTAATCAGCATTGGTTCTTTCTTTTGTTGAAGCTAAAACTTTTAAGTATTCTTCGGGAAGTCTTTTCGTGTCGAAGTTATTAATCTCGATTCTTAATCTTTTTAATATCTTAATTTGCATCCAAATATTCCAAACCTGCAATGGTGTCCATCGGTCAAGTGCCGAAATTTCAGAAAGTTCTTTGTACCATCCTCTTTTGACCCAAACATAACCAACTAAAATGTAAAGAAAAATTACCAAAGGCGTCAGCCAAGCCAACGCCCAAAGTGGTACACCAAGAATTTTAAGTGCAGCGCCGGCAATGAGTAATCCACGAAATCGCTCAAGGAAATCTTTTCCTTGATCGAAGTAGGTATGGATACGCGCTGCCCAACCGCGCCAGGTAAGTTTCATTATTTGTTTTTATTTCCCGCCCAGCCGCCGCAGCGTCTCGGCGCGGCAGTTATTCCAAGCTTCTCGATATCGAACCTCTATGCTCATGCTCTCGGGCGGCACCAGCGCCCGCGCGTGGGCGAGGGCGGCGCGGGCCAAGTCCTCAGCGTCTGACCACGTAATCACAATCGGCATACCGTCCACGCGCACGGACTTGAGCACCTTCGCCAGCGCCTCCACGGGGTCCGCGGGGGCGATCACGGGATGTATTCCTCCCATTTGTACTCGTCATCGTGGCGGCTGACGCGAATGATGACGCCGCATCCTGACTCAGTCTGATCGCGGCGCGCTTCTACAAGAGTCTCTGCCGCTGCGTACACGATCGCTTCCCCAAACTGATCCGGGTCCATCGCCCGCTCGTCCATCAAGAGATAGCTCACGTCGTCCTCCGCGCGAGGGCGGCACGTAGCGCGTTCGACGCCTCGACGACTTTGCCCAACAAAATCTTGTCGTGGCCGCAGTCGTCGGGACACCCCTCATGCGTTACGGCGTGAAGAATCCGCTCGTTGCCAGCACATTCACACTCCATTATGGTCTTCCCCAACTCCCGCACGCGCGCCTCTGCGTCGGTGAGTTTTCTCTCACAGATATCTAAATTCAATAATCTTTCATCAGCTAATTTTTCCACGTCGGCGAGGCGCTGGATGAAAGCCTGCCCGATCCCCGCAGTACAACGCATATACGGCTGCTGATGCGTCACGCAGTAATGGACGCTCAGCACAACGGAGCAACTTCTTAATCGTATCGCTTCCCGCGCCATCGCCACGAGGCGGTCGCGCTCAGACATGATCAGAGGAAACTTGTCCGTCATCGCCTTCACGAACGCCGCGTCGTCCAGCGGAGCCATACCACCTACATTGCTCGGATGTGGCCAATCTCCCGTTATCACGGCGTCTCCTCCTGCGCGCGGATCGCGGCAGCAACGCAATGAATGTCGATCAAGTCGCCCTGCGCGTCCTGCCCGACGTGCCGCGTGTTCCCGTCATCTAAAAACGGCCGTGCTGTGCGACAAAACCAGCACACCGCGAGCGCATCCGCCTCCCGCTGCGCCCGCCGCGCCTCGGCGACACGATGAGCGACGACGCAAACGATCCATTCCGGGTACATCATCGGTGGCGTTTTCGCGTGTTCATGTCCGTGCGAGCAACCGAGGCCAGCAAGAGTGTTCTTGATTTCGTCAAGACACCACTCGAAACCGGCGCTCTCCTGACGCGCCTCGGCGACGAGGGCGGTGAAGGCGGTAGCCAACTCATCAATCGTCCACTCTGAAAACGGGTTGAGATTGGCAACGCACCAATCACGCGCCCGCGCCCGCAGCCCCTCCGGCGTCAGGTCAATCATCGCGCGTACCTCCGGATCATCGCCGCGATCTTGAGCAGCGTCTTTCGGCCTGTGATCGCCACGAAACAGGGTCCAGGATCGCCTCCGATCCAGAGGTAGCCGTGTTGTATGTCCACGAGGGTTCTGAACTTACCCATTTCAGACGTGTTATTCCGCGCCCGGACGAGAATACGCTTCGGCATCTGTTTACTCATCGCGGCCCTCCATACTTGATCTCCACGACCCACCGTCGCCGCGCCTGCCCGACGCGCCCGACGACCCACGCCGCGAGCACCAGCGGCCACAGTGCGAGTGCGTAGGCGGCCAGGATCACCAGCGCCTCCCACAGCGGCATCGGCGTGAGGGGGCCGACGCGGTAGGGCTCAGGCACGGGGCGGCTCCGAACGCAACGACCACGGAAGTAATTGTCCGCACTCCGCGCACCGGGGTGGCCATGGTCCTGCCAAGCGCGCCTCCCCGTCTCGCCCTGGGACTCTCATCACCACGGCACGCCCCGAATCTTCGCCACCGCCTCCATGACCGACCGCGCGCCAGTGATCGCCAGCGCGGCGATCAGCAGGCCGAGCAGGACGTCCGCGAGGTCGCGGCGGGTCATCGTCCAGTCACCGTTCCCGGCTTCGGCGGCTTAGGCGTCATAAAATTCCTCTCCTAAATATTAGCGCGTTATAAAGTATGCGCGCCCCACTCGCCTTACAGCGTTAGTCTTTATGCCTTGAGATACTCCTTCACTTCGTTCTTAATCTTCCTAATCGCCTTCCCATCCTGCCCCGTTTGCTTCGAGTCATAGCTCTCCTGTTCATGCCTGATGACAACCTTCGCACCGATAGCATCTTCTGTATTGAAATCAATCTCGAAAGAGCCACGTTCAGTAAGCGGCATCGCACTATGCGGCACTTGCGCCTTCTCGAGAAAATCCTTCAACTTCCATCCTGATTGCGGGAGTAAGCTAAACTCATCCCACAATTTCCTCCCTCCATCCACATCAAGAATCTTAAACGTCGTCTTAATCTTCGGATTTCCCGTGCTTGACTTACCCACTTCCATCGACTCCACTTCCGAAAGATTCGTCCCATTCGGAAGTGGTTCAAACTCCTGTGACGTGCTTGAGAAATTAATTCGCATTTTCATTCCCCTTATCTGAGTCGTATTTCTTTATGAGATTATCTTGCTCGGCCCTTTCTACATAAAACTTAGCAATTTCAAATGCTTTTCTCACTAAATCTTGAGGTTGCATATCTTCGATATACCGTCTACCACTGGAATCTTCATTTGAACTAACTTTTCCCATTACAGGTCCCCAATGCTCTAGCATTACTAGAGCAATTCGAGCCCGTAATTCAAGAATGAAACCGTCCTTTTCAGCATTCCATTTGTCTAACCTACCCCAATATTCCATAAATCTCCTCTTTTTGTAATTTGTGGCGGGC